AAAGGTACGCTACTGACCCTTATTTAACGTTTCCCAACGCATTTTTAACAACCGCTAACAGACTTTGGCATGGTTTTTGCTGGGTCGCCACTTTACCGTTTTTTAACATTTCGCCACAGACTTTGGCACGCTTTTTGCTATGGCTCACATTTAACATCTTTTGCACAAGTTTGGCACGGTTTTTGTTATGCGTGTGCGCCCGTGAAATTGTTTCACGTGGAACACTGCCACACCGATGCACGAAATAAAATGTTTCACGTGGAACACAACACCAAGAGTTAAGAAAAGTTAAAACGAAAATAATTTGTGCGCTTATGCTTGTATGTTAGAAAAATGTTGTATCTTTGCAGTGTTCAATTAAACGATTTGAAAATATGAAAGAGTTACTACAACATTTCAGAGAGCAACCGAAAGAAGCAATTAAAGAAGTTGCAATGTGTGTTATGATTTTCGCCGTATGTGGTGCGATGTTGTTTCTATCTGCAATTTTGCAGGGGTGTAGCTTTTCAAAGGGTGTAACGGTACGGGGCAAGGCAACGATAGTAACAACCGATACAACGGTAGTAAAGCACAACGGGGCGTTGAAATTCAAAAAATCTATGTTTAACAATTAAAAGTTTACTACAATGGAAGAAAAAAGAAACGCATTTGACGAATTTTCGTTTGCCGCTTTGTCGGCGTTGGGTAGCCTTATGGCTTGTAATGAAGTTTGCCGCAACCAACGTGCGGTTATGAAAATAAACCGCTTTCGTGCGTGGCTTATGGACTTGAAGCCGCAAGCCAACCCCGAACCGAATTTGCCGTTTGACGGCGAACCGCAAGGACAGAAAGCCGAATAATTAACAAGAAGTTTAACAATTAAAAGATTACTACAATGAAAAGTTTTGCAAGTAAATTTAACAAGACCACGTTTGGCATTGACACAACCGACTTTCAGTACACCAAGTTAGCCGATATTTTCAACTCTGAAAATGAGGGCGGCAAAGATGTGGTACACAAAATCGATGGGCTTTATGTCCACAAATCACAATTAGGCGACAGTCCCGTAATTATTGATGAGGAAAACAAACGGCTGGTAAACCTACCAAGCCACACCGCCGAAACGGTACGTGAAATACTTGCCGATGATGAGGCAGTAGAAACTATCAAGGCAGGCAAAGTAGGGTACACGATTTACGAGTACGAGAGCCACGGCAAGAAGTGTTATTCTATTTCGTTTGTGGACTTATAATAGTTTGGAAAGTTATGTTTAACTTTGTAGGGGTTGCAATGTTTGTAACCCCTATTTAATATAACAGCGTATGGCAAAGTTAGGTTACAAGATTAAATTTACAAAGTCTGTATTTGGTGCAACCCAACGGGCGAAAATCAAAAAAGAGATATTGCAAGCCGTGGAAAGCAGCCCCGAATACCGCAAAGAGATTGCAAGGGTTTTCCAAATGGCAAACCGCCGCATTCAGAATATAGAGCAAAGCGGACAACTTTCGCCAGCCGCGCAAGCGTTAAACAAAGGCGATGTAAAAGGGTTTACCAAGTTTTCAATGAAAGGCGATTGGAACACCCTAAAAATTGAGTACGGCAAGGCGATTTCGTTTTTACGCCAGCCAACCAGTACGGCGCAAGGTGCAAGGCAGTACGGGCAACACCTGCAACGTATGTACGATTTAACGCCCGATGAGTATAATTTAATGGCAAGGAACTTGCAGGGCAAGTTAAACAGCGTTTCGGATAGTGATTTCGTGGAACGCTATTTGATGCGGTACAAGGATTTCACGGGCGAAATGGAGCAAAGCGCAAGCGATATAAGCACCCAAATTGAGAGTGAAGCGCAAAGCATATCACGGGCGATTGATGCAGAGATAGAACGGCAAGCAAATGAGGTAGCCGACCAAATGGAGGATATGCAAAACGATATAGAGCGCATTTTGCGCAACTTTGGCAAGTTTGGCTTATGAAAAAAATACCTTTTGAGTTACAAGAAAGAATAAACAGCCCGACCGAAATAAACGAAATACTGAAAGCCGCCGTAAACGAAAAGAACATTATCGGAAACAGCAAGGGCGAACGGTTTTACAACATACCGTGCGCATTTGATATTGAAACAACAAGTTTTTACCGTGATACGGACGGACGGGCGTACACATACGAGCAAATGCAGCGTATGCAGGACGGGAACGGGCGCAAGGCGAAATTAGAGAAAGCCGCAATAATGTACGTTTGGCAGTTTGGCATAAACGGATATACAATAATGGGGCGCACGTGGGGCGAGTTTGTCACGATGATGCAGACCGTAAGCGAGGTTTTGCAACTGAATGACAAATTGCGCCTTATTGTGTATGTGCATAACCTTTCATACGAATTTCAGTTTTTGCGCAATTGGTTTGAGTGGCAACGGGTTTTCAGTATTGATTTGCGTAAACCGATATACGCAATAACAACGGGCAACATTGAGTTTAGATGCAGTTACTTGCTTTCGGGTTATTCGCTTGCAAAGTTGGGCGAACAACTTATGAAATACAAGTGTGAAAAAGCCGTTGGCGATTTGGACTACCAGCAAATAAGACACAGCGAAACGCCGCTAACTGATGCGGAAATACACTACTGCATAAACGATATTAAAGTAGTGATGTGCTATATTCAGGAACGTATCGAGGAAAGCAAGGGGATAACGCACATACCGATAACAAAGACGGGGTTTGTGCGCAAGTATTGCCGTGCGCATTGTTTGCGTGAAAAGAGTGATGCAGGCAAGACCGTGCCGAATTGGGATTACGTAAACTTGATGCAGGAACTACAAATTACGGGTATGAATGAATTTAATATGCTGCAACGTGCGTTCGCAGGCGGTTTTACACACGCCAACGCCGAATATACAGACGAAATAATGTACAACGTGGATAGTTACGACTTTACAAGCAGTTACCCGTATGTAATGATTGCGGAAAAATACCCGATGTCGCAAGGCGTTGCAATCACGGTTAAAAGTATGGCGCAATTTGAGTTTTTAATATCAAAGTATTGTTGCGTGTTCGATATTGAGTTTACAAACATATTTGCCAGCGAAACGCAAGACAACCCGATTTCGGCAAGCAAATGTTTCGTGAAAGAAAACCCGTGCGAAAATAACGGGCGCATTGTGGCGGCTTCAAAAATAGCACTGACAATTACGGACGTGGATTTTAATATAATCAAGAACTTTTACACGTGGGAAAGTATGCGTGTGGGTGAAATGTATTGTTACAAGAAAGACTATTTGCCGACCCCATTTGTAAAATCTATCCTGCATTTGTACGAAAGCAAGACGAAATTAAAAGGCGTTGAGGGCAAAGAAGTGGAATATCTTAACAGCAAGGAAATGTTAAACAGTTGTTACGGTATGAGTGTAACCAACCCTTTGCGTGATGAGTTTACATATAACGGCGAATGGGATATTAACTCAATGTCGCCCGAACAAAAACAAGAACTTTTATACAAGTACAACACCAGCAAAAACCGTTTCTTGTTTTACCCGTGGGGCATTTTCGTAACCGCATACGCACGGCGCAACCTTTTCACGGGCATACATGAAGCGAAAGACGATTACATATACAGCGACACCGACAGCATTAAAATAATGAACGGCAAGGCGCACGAAGCATATTTCAAGGCTTATAATATGCAGGTGCAAATGAAATTACGTGCAGCCTGCAAGTACCACGGTTTGCCGTTTTCGCTTTGCGAACCGCAAACGATAAAAGGCATAACAAAGACTTTGGGCGTTTGGGATTTTGAAGGTACATATACACGGTTTAAGACTTTGGGCGCAAAACGCTATATGGTGCAAGAACCGAACGCCCTCAAAGCAAACGGACGGGCTTACGATTTCAGTTTAACCGTTTCGGGCGTGAACAAGAAAGCCGCTATTCCGTACCTTATTGAAAAGTACGGGGAAAACGGGATATTTGATGCGTTTACCAACTATTTGGATATACCGCCAGTGGCAACGGGCAAAAACATACATACCTACATAGACTACGAGATACAAGGCGAGATAACCGACTACAAAGGCAGCACGGCGCATTACAACGAACGCACGGGCGTACATTTAGAGCCAACGGGGTACAGCCTTTCCCTTTCGGTTATGTACATAAATTATTTGCGAGGTATTAAATTTAAGGACTAAAATAATAAGAGTATGACAACAAGAAAGACAAAGACAGACAAGCCGAAATTTTACGACTTGAAAGCGATTTTAAGCAAGAACGCCGACTATAATGTTATATTTGGCGAGCGTTCCAACGGCAAGACTTATGCAGCCTTAAAATATGGTTTGGAAAACTATATCAAGACGGGCAAGCAAATGGCATATATACGCCGTTGGCGTGAGGATTTGAGGGGCAAACGTGCCGAAAGTCTGTTTGCAAACCACGTGGCAAACGGGCTTATTGAGGAACTGACAGAGGGCAAATTTAACGAAGTGTTCTATATGTCGAACAAATGGTTTTTATCTTACTACGATGCAGAGAAAAACAAGCGGACACCCGACCCGACCCCGTTTTGTTACGGGTTTTGTTTGTCCGAGCAGGAACACGAAAAAAGCAGCAGTTACCCGAATGTCACAACGATTGTTTTTGATGAGTTTTTGACACGGCGGTATTATTTGCCCGATGAGTTTATGTTGTTTATGAATTTGTTGAGTACGATAATACGCCAGCGGAACGATGTAAAAGTGTTTATGTTGGGTAACACGGTGAACAAGTTTTGCCCGTACTTTACTGAAATGGGATTGAAGCAAGTGCCGTTTATGGAGCAGGGAACGATAGATATTTACCGCTTTGGCGAACACGGCGCAATAGTGGCGGTTGAGTATTGCAGCACGATAGTACAACACAAAGCCAGCAACAAGTATTTTTGTTTCGATAATCAAAACTTGCAGATGATTACGGGCGGTAAATGGGAACTTGCAGTATATCCGCATTTGCCGTGCAAGTACAAGCCGCAAGATGTGTTGTTTGTGTACTATATCAAGTTTAACGATGTTGTGTTACAAGGCAACATTATTCAAGTAGGCAACGAATGTTTCACGTACATACACGCCAAGACAACCCCGATAAAAGATGAGGAAAACAGCCTTATTTATTCGCTGGAAATGAACGGCAAACCGAACTACAAACGCAAGTTGTTAAGCACGGCAAGTTACGTTGAACAACAAGTCGCAAGGTTTTTCGCAATAGACAAAGTTTTCTACCAAGATAACGAAGTAGGCGAGATAGTGCGCAATTATTTAATTACGAGTGCAAAGACAAACATTGTTTCGTTGAAATGAAAATTACGGGCGGTTTGGTGCAAATTTCGTGCCGAACCGCACGTTTTACGAAATAAATAAATACCTTTGCAATAGGAACTAAAAATTTATTGATATGGACGCAAATACTATTATTCAAATCATTTCAAGTTTGGGTTTTCCGATTGTGATGTGTGGCGCATTGTTTTGGTATATGGTGAAACAAAGGCAGACGCACCAAGAAGAAACGGAACACCTAAAAGACACGATTGCGGAAAATACGAAAGTGTTAGCCGAATTAACAACGCTTATTAAAGTTTTGACAGATGAAAAGGAAAGATAACATTTACAAGTTGTACCAGCAACAAGTAAGGGACAAAGACACCGCCGTAACCGAATTTATGGCAAACACGTTGGCGAAAACTCAAAGTATGTTTGAGTATGAGGGTTTGCCCGACAGCATACCGCAAAAGGAATTGGAGCGGCTTTTGCAGACAACGGGCAACGCCTTTGTTACCAGCGTGGACGGGGTTTTGTATGCGCTTTCGGGTGGCAAAGGCGGCGAACCCGATGTTTACGGACGGGCAACGCTTTACACCGTGGCGAACCCTGCATTAAAGTTAAACAAAACCTACGATATTCAGAAAGACGGGGTTTTGATTGAGAATGACAGCAACGGCGAAAGCCTTTTGCCGCTTATTGGGCGTTATGCCGTCTTACATACTGACGGGCTTATTTCGTTGAACACGGCAAGCATTTTAACCCGTATTACGATGCTTATAAGTGCCAGCGATGACAAGACAAAACAGAGTGCCGAGGAATTTTTGTGCAAGATACAAGACGGTGAATTTTCAATTATCGGGGAAAACGCATTTTTCAAGGGTGTAAATATGCAGACAGCCCCGACCACAAACAGCGTGTATATTACGCAACTTATTGAACTGATACAATACTACAAAGCCAGTATGTACAACGAATTGGGGTTAAACGCAAATTATAATATGAAGCGTGAACGCCTTAATTTGGGCGAGGTATCAATGAATGTTGATGTACTTTTGCCGTATGTGGATAATATGCTAAAAGAAAGACAAAATGCAGTTGAGAAAATTAACGAAATGTTTGACACCGAAATTTCGGTTAAACTTTCTTCTTCGTGGGGTTTGGAGCGTGATAATTACAACGCTTTGGCGGCTGATTTGGAAACGGCAAAGGAAAACCCCGACCCGACAGAAGAACCCGAACCGACAGAGGAAACAACCGAAACAGACGGAAACGACACCGAAACAGACGGAAACGACACCGAAACAGACGGAAACGACACGGAAACAGAGGAAACAGAGGAAACGAAAGAAACGGAAACGGAAACGGACGGTAACGATACCGAAACAGAGGAAACAGAAGAAAACGAAGAAAACAAAGATAAACAATGAAATACAGCGAACTATTTACAAAAGGTAACGGGATATTTGCAACGGTTTTCAAAACTGAATATCCGACAGAGTACGCCGCAATTTTCGGCGATACCGACCCGACAAAGTTAGACGCTTACGCCTTACTGATGTACGGCGGTAAGACCGTTGTAAACTCTATCAATGCGGAAAACGCAAGTGATGTTGTTTCGGCGGTTATTGCGGTAAACGTGCAAGGCTGGGAACGTGAAGCGGCGGCGATGTTAGCCGACTACGATGTACTGACACCCGTCACGGGGCAAATTGAACGGACGGAAACCGTAACTTTGCAGGAAAGCACCGACAACACCGAAACGGGCGCAAACAAGGCGTTCAACGATACCGATTTTTCAGACAGCGACCGAAAGACAGCGCAAGACGAAAGAAACCGTACAGAGAGCCGAAAAACGACTGAAACAAGCAAAGGAACGGGCGCAAGCAAATCAATTTCAAGTGAAATTGCAAAAGAATTGCAGTTAAGGCGTGATAATTGGAGAAAAAACATTATCTTTGCACTTGTAAGCGAGATAACAACGAGTATTTACGATTAACCAATTTAATTTGTAACAATATGGAAGTAAAACAGATTTACACGCTTATTAACAGCGTATCGGATGAAGTGTTGGGCAAGACTGACATTGTAACCGAGGATTTGACGGGCATTGTGGATTTGGGCAAAGAAGTGTTCAATCAAAATGCCGTGGATAATTATGTAAAATCACTTGTAAACCATATCGGCAAGGTGATTTTCGTAAACCGACCGTATGCGGGCAAAGTGCCAAGCGTTTTAATGGATGCGTGGGAATTTGGCAGCGTGTTGGAAAAAATAAGTGCCGATGTTCCCGAAGCCGAAGAAAACGATACGTGGAACTTGACAGACGGACAGAGTTATGACCAAGATGTTTTCCACAAACCGACCGTTTCGGCAAAGTTTTTCAACTCAAAGGTTACGTTTGAAGTGCCCGTATCAATCACCGAAAGGCAGGTTAAGGAAAGTTTCAGCAACGCCGCACAACTTAACGGCTTTATTTCGATGATTTATGCAGCCGTTGAAAAGTCAATGACTATCAAGGCAGACGCTTTAATCATGCGCACTATTAACAACATGATTGCGGAAACCGTTTTGGCTGATGCGGTTGCGTTTGGCGGTAGTGCAGGAAATTTAGCCGGTGCCGACCTTTCCAGCGCAAGCACGGCACGTTGTGTAAACCTTTTGAAGTTGTACAATGACAAGTATTTCCCTGCAACACCAGGCACCCCGAACCCTAACGCACTGACAGCGGCAAAGGCGATAACCGACCCCGACTTTATCCGCTTTGCGTCCTACGTTATGGGTACGTATGCCGACCGCCTGCAAAGCATTTCCACCGTGTTCAATGTTGGCGGCAAGGAAAGATTTACGCCGAAAGATATGTTGCACGTTGTACTTTTGTCCGACTTTGCAAAGGCAGCGCAAACCTATCTTTATTCCGACACGTTTAACCGTGGTGATGTGCTTTTGCCGCAAGCCGAAACCGTACCTTTTTGGCAGGGCAGCGGACAGAACTACGAGTTTGCCAGCACGGGAAACATTAATATCAAGGAAAGCGGCGGCAAAGCCGTTGAAATTTCGGGCGTGTTGGGCGTAATGTTCGACCGTGATGCGTTGGGCGTTTGCAATCTTGACAGACGGGTAACAACCAACTACAATGCGAAAGCCGAGTTTTTCAACAACTATTACAAGTTTGACGCTGGATATTTCAACGATACAAACGAAAACTTTGTAGTATTCTTTATTGAGTAACTCAATAGGTATTAGATTGTTTAACTTTGGGCGGTGTGGGTGCAGGTGAAAGCGCACCGCACCGCCTTTTTTCTTACTGATATGACAACGATAAACTTTTATTCATACAACGGACACCCCAACACGGTAAACAAGCAGTTGGGCGACTTTACGGCGATTGAGGGCGATTTGCGGCAAACTTTCGATGTGTTGCGCCCGACCGTAACACTACGAAAGCAGCCCCGACCGACTTTCAATTATTGTTACATACCCGATTTGGGGCGTTATTATTTCGTGGATAGAGTAAGTTTTGAGGGAAACAACGCCTACGAACTTGCATTGCGTATTGACGTGCTTAAAACCTACGAAACCGAAATTTTGGCGGCAACGGGGCGAGTTTCTGAAAGCGACAACCCCGACCCGCATATTTCCAACCGTGAAACGGTTTACAAGCGCACCCCGAATTTCGAGAAAGTACCGTTTGCAAATACGGGCTTACTCAATGAAACGGGCGGCATTATTATGGTAACATTAAAAGGAACTGAAAACTAAAAGGATATGGCAGTAATTGTAAATATACCTAACGCACACGATGATAACAGCCAGTGGAACGCAAGCGGCGGTTATTGGGATATAAACGTAAGAACGAATGACGGTTATTTGTTTGTAGGTGATGTTAAGGCGGTTTATACCAATACAAGCGGAGACCCGAAAAGCGTTGTTTTGGATATGAACGGCGCAAAGGTTTGGGCATTTGGTGAGTTGTCCGACACCGATGCAGACACGGAAATAACTATCACGGGAAACACCCGAAGCGAAAACGATTTGGAAGTTATAAACAACATACCGAACACGACAGCGACGGGAACAAAAGGCAACTTTGATTTTGATGCGAGCATACAAGTAACGGCAAACGAGGGTTACAAGATAACGGCGGCGCAAGTGGAGTTTACGGGCATTTACGGCGACCCCGAAACACAGGACTTGACAATTTCGCCAGACGGTAAAACGGCAAGTTGGGAGTATGACAGCGCCAACACGGACGAGAGTTTCACGCTTACGGGTACGACAGCCAGCGAGGGAACACCCGAACTTAATGTTACGAACAACATAACGGGCAGCGGCGTAACCGAACAACATACGTTTGACGGGGAAACGGCAACTTTCACCGTTACGGGGAAATACCCCCCGAACAAAGTGCGTTTCTTTGACCTCAAAGCGAGTTACACGAACAAGGCAGGAACAGCGACCAAAACGCCGTTTGTGGTGCAGGATTTGGAATACAGCCAACAAGCAACGCTAACCGTTACCGACATAGACCCGACAAAGCCCGTAACGCTTACAGGCAGTTACGATGATGTGTTAGAAGTTTCTACAAACCTATCAAATTGCACCGCTAACGAGGACTTGCCGCAATATGTGAAAGACGGGGAAACGGTAAACGTTACATTAACGGCAAACAACGGTGCAGAATTTGACACCGAACAAAGTACACCGCAATTCTACTACATGAACGCAAGCGGCTTCACTCAAACGCAAGACCTTACGATTTCAAGCGATAAAAAGACGGCAACGGGAAGCATACAAGTAAACACTAATTGGAGCGATTTTGCAGTTATTGGCAGTGCGTACCCCGTGGCAGTTGTGGGCGAGCAGTACGGCGCAATAAACGTGTATTTGGTAACGCTTGATGAGTTGGCAGAGTTTAGCGGCAAACGGTTTTTCAAGGAAACGGGAACAGACCCGGTCACGGGCGCACCCATATACGAAAATGTGGATTTGGGCGCATACGTGAACAAAATACGCCGTGTTTACACCAACATAGCGGCAAGCAGCACCGATGTAATACGATGCGGCAACTACAATACGGGCGTATCTTGCCACCAGCCAGCGCAAGACAAAATAACGCTTGATTTCGGCACGGCGGTAGTACCAGCGCACAATGAGGACAACACCGACTACGAAAGCGAAATACAAATCTTTTTGCCGTTTGCAGGCTTTGTTACACTCAATACCGATTATGCAGGCAAAACGATAGCTTTGCAGTACGTTATAAACGTGGTAACGGGCAACGGGGTTGCGCTTTTGTCCTGCAACGGCGTTGTGTTCCAAGTTGAGGAAATAGAGCCAAGCGGCGAAATAATATACCTTTCACCAAGCACCCAAGTTAAAACCGTGGGCGGCGATGATTGGAACGAAATGTTATATTACGGCTTAGAACCTTACATTTACTGCAAGTGGTACGAGAGCGCAAGCAACGGGCGAAACAATGACAGACAAACGGGCATTTTAGCCGATTTCAGAGGTTTTAATGTGTTCGATGATGTTACACCCATACACACCGCCGAAATGCTGACAGAGGAACAAGAAATGATATACACGGCTTTATCTGACGGCGTTTATATTGAGTAACTGCAAGGCAGGATAAAAAGAAAGGCGGCAACTTGATTGTTACCGCCTTTTCTTTGTGCTTGCTGATTGTTATTTGTCCTGCAATGTTTCAACGCCCGTTAAACCGATGTACAAGTTTGTCGGGTAACATTCGCAAAAGGTTTTGAAACGCCCGACCAACTTTTCAGCCGCTATAAAGTCGTATGCTTGATTTTTGCAGGCGACTTCTTTTGCAAACTTGTTGCGTGTATCACGGTTAAACACTATTTGATTTTCCAAAATATCACACCCCGTTTGCAGGCTTTCGGCGATGCTTTCCAAACTTGTACGAATTTCGGGCGCATTTGCAGCCAAAAACTCAACGTGTTTTTTACTTGTAAGCAACATTTCTTGTAATGCGTTTAACACTTTCTGATTTTGATAAAGTAAATCGGTTGTTTTCATTTTTATAAAGTATTTAATTGTTTAACACGCTGCAAAGTTAAACAATTTATTTCACCTGCAAGCGGTTGGCGTGTTATTTTGTGTTAAATTATTCTTTTAACTTTGTTTAACAATGTGTTCCACGTGAAACATTTTATTTCGTGCATCGGTGTGGCAGTGTTCCACGTGAAACAATTTCACGGGCGCACACGCATAACAAAAACCGTGCCAAACTTGTGCGAAAGATGTTAAATGTGAGCCATAGCAAA